AGGTGTATTGATAGAGAGTTATATGAATTATGTAAACGAATAGTAGAATTAAAACGGAAGTTATGAATAAATTAAGAGAAATAGTAACGGCTTGGCGCACTAAATGGAATCCAACAGATGAACAAAAGATACTTGCCGATAAGCGATTACTGATTTGTAAAAAATGTCCATCTAAAAAGGAAACAATAAGCGGATTAAACTTCTTTGCCGTTTGTGGAGAGTGTGGGTGTCCGATTGAGGCAAAAATACATTCGCCAAGAGTTGGAGCCTGCCCTTTGGGAAAATGGGATGAGATTGATGGAAAACAATAATTTTATGGATATTCAAGATACTATTAAATGGGTAATGAACTCATTAAATCCGGACATTGAGCAAAGAATACTATCATCTAAAAGATTAGAAATTTGTAATATATGTCCTCATAAAATCGAATGGGAACATGAGAATATGCTACAATGGCGTTGTGAAGTATGTGGTTGTGGGAATATGATAGCAAAATCTCATCTTAAAAGTAAAGGAGTATGTCCATTGGATAAATGGCGAGATGTAGAAAATGAAATGTTATGATTATAGTACCACAAACACCAATTACAGATAAGAGCTTTGATAAATGGAAAGCTCATAAAATAGATGTCACCGAAGAGGATGATAAGTTTCATTACTACATTGTACCTCTCATAGATGTCGATGAACGTGAGATAGAGGATATAGAATCAGTCCCTGCTCTGTTCAGTTCCGAATCAGATGAGTTTACCGATGATGCGGGTAATCCGATATTCACCATGCGTTTATTCGATGAAGATTTACCGGAATTGACTTCGGAGGAGGAAGTAGAAATACTTTACAATATACTTACCAAAAAGAGTATCGTACTTATGTAATTTTGCAATTCGGAAAATTTTTCGTATATTTGAGTATAAAACTTAAAATATGAAACAAATAAAAAACAAGTCGGAAAAAGAATTAGTAGCAAATTACGATAAGTTTATAACAATCCTTAAAAAATACTTTACAGGCGAAAGATTAGAACGATTACTGGTTATGTATTCCGAAGGTGAATTAGGTGCTAATCTTACATTAGCGCCGGCTAGTGGTAATGTTGGTTATCATAATTGCTATATTGGAGGCTATATAGACCACATTTTTAATGTTTGTAAGAACGCACTCAAAGTGAAAAATATGTTTGTAGAATTAGGCGGAGTTGCGGATTTTACAGATGAAGAGCTTATATTTTGCGCACTACACCACGATTTAGGTAAGTTGGGAAAGAAAGGTGAGCCGCATTATGTTCCAAATGATTCCGAATGGCATATTAAAAATAAAGGAGATTATTTTAAGAGAAATACTAACAATGTATATATGACATTGACTGATAGAACTCTATTTACTCTACAAGACTATGGAATTAAGATTACAGAAAGCGAATACTTCGGTATTAAGCTTACCGATGGTTTATACGATGAAGATAATGAAAAATATCTAAAAGTATTTGACCCAACTAAACGCATGCCATTCAAAATTCCATATGTAATGCATTGGGCAGACCAAATGAGTGCCGTAATTGAATCGCAAGATAATTTAATGTAAGACAATTTGTCAATTCTGTATGACTTTTTTTCATAACTACTCGATTGGTATAGTAATTGTATAATATAGAGTGTAATTTTATTTTTTAACTAAAAATTTATAGTATTATGTATCAAACAAGCTTTGATTTTTTATTCGAAGAAATTCTTAAAAAGAACGACATTAAGCTATCAAAAAGAATGGTAGCAAAGGAGATTGATGGCGAATTACATTTGGCGTGTACCGTAGCAGGACACGAACCTAAAAATGTAGATGTACAATTATGGGAGGACAAAATCCAAGTTAAAGCCGAAACAAAACACGATGGTTCGTTGTTAAAGTATGTTTCACAAGATTTCGACCTAATTCATTACATTCCCGAACAATATGATGGGTCTACCGCAAAGGCGGAAATCAAAAATGGTGTTCTTCTGGTTACCATTAGTAAACGAGAGGAATTAAAACCAAAAAAATTATCTATTAAATTTTAATTGGTAATTTCGGTTATTATTAGTAAATTATGGTGAAGTGTAAAAACTTCACCATTTTTTATTTTCAAAATATATATTTATATGATTTACAAACAAAAAGTTTTAGGGTTATTAGAAGCCCTTGAGGGAAAAATTAGATTGATTGAGAATGTGGCTAACGGTTCTATGAGAATGTCGGCCGACCAGGTTGACCAGCTAATCAGTCAAACTAAAAAAATTAGAGAGCAACTAACTGATTTAGTTTCTATCGAACGTGACTAATGAATTGGTTAAAATACTTAGTAGGAATATCTGCTATCGCTATAGCAGGATGTGCTGCTTACTTCTCCGTAACGGGGTTAGGTATATTATTTAGCGGTGCATCTGCTGCTGTAATGATAATGGCGGGCTCATTAGAGTTCGCTAAACTTGTTGCTGCTACATATCTTAAACAAACATGGAGTAAAGGTTGGGGATTTAACAAAATATACCTTACTTTATCAGTTGCAATACTAATGGTCATTACTTCCGCGGGTATTTTTGGTTATCTTTCCAACGCATTCCAACAACAAAACCTACAACTACAACAAGTAGATAGAGAAATTCAGGTTTGGAACAATAAAATCGTTCAGGACACAGCACAAATCGGACAATTAACACGTCAAATCACAGAACTTAATCAAAATCAGGGTAGAATTATCGGAGATGGTAGAGTGAATAGCCGAACTTTACGCTCGATTGATAACAGAGATGCTCAAATCGGTAAATTGCAGGACAAAATCAGCGTTTTGCAAGATAGTGTGGTGGTATTTAACGAAAAAATCAATCAAATTAAAACGAATAACATTGGACTTGAAAGAGAAGTTGGTGGATTTCGTTTTGTTGCCGAAGCATTTGGTGTAGACCTTAATACCGTAGTCAAATTTTTCATATTTTTAATTGTAATTGTGTTTGACCCACTTGCAATCGCTCTGGTAATCGCATTCAATGGACTTATTTCCAAAAAAGATGAGGACACCCCTGATATAGTGGAAAAAAATTACGAAATTTATGGTGATGATGGAAAAAAATCACCCAATTCTGAAGAAAATACGACCATTGTTGAAAATAATCAACAAAATGAACCGGAAACTCCACAAATACCACAAAAACCGGTAGCACAATTTGACTCAAACAGTGGCGGTTACACTTACTCTTAATAAATTTGTTAAATTAGTTTATTTTTCGTATATTTGAGTATAAACCTTAAATTATGAATATAGGATATGCATGTATCAATATGACTTTAGGCAAAAAAGTCAGCACTAATCGTTCAATGGTTAAAAAAACCTTAAATGCCAGAGGATTAGATTATGTGTCCGAATTGACACTCTTAAATGCAAGAGATATTATCAAAATCTTAAAGTGGAACAAAGAAAATCGTATCAATCTATTCCGATTATCTTCTGCAATCGTTCCGTGGGGTGATAAATTAGACCTTACACAACTTAAAGACTACAAAGAGATTAAAGCTGCTCTAAAGGAGGCAGGTGATTACGCAACAGCAAATGGTATTCGTGTAAACTCACATCCGGGCCCGTTTGTTGTACTTACTTCTCCCAATGCTACCGTTGTAGAGAATGCAATTTCCGATTTGGAACTACATGGTAAGATATTTGATATGATGGGATTGAGTAAAACTCCCTACAACAACATTAACATTCATTGTAACGGAGTTTATGGGGATAAAGCCAGTGCGATGGATAGATTTTGTACAAACTTCCAAAGACTATCAGAATCGGTTAAAAGCAGACTTACAATTGAAAATGATGATAAGGCTACAATGTATTCCGTAAAGGACCTTATGTATATTCACAATAAAATAGGTATTCCTATCGTTTTTGATTATCATCATCACCAATTTTGTACAGGTGATATGACAGAGGAGCAAGCACTTAAACTTGCGGCTACAACATGGCCTAAAGGAATTACACAAGAAGTACATTATTCAGAATCAAAAGCATTACATGAAAACAATTCAAAACTTAAGCCACAAGCACACTCCGATTATATTAAATCCCTCCCCAATACATATGAGTTGGATTTGGATATTATGGTTGAAGCAAAAGCAAAAGAATTAGCAATTTTACCATTTATAAATTAAAACAAAATGAAGTTAATAACAGAGAAAAACAAACAGGGTTTAACATCTTCAGAATTTAGAGAGTTCTTATTACAACCCGTTCCTAAAACGAATTTTACAACAGCTGAGGTTGATGAAATAACTCTTCAATTAAAAGAGGGATTACAAAAATATCCTGGTCTTGGATTGGCAGCTACTCAATTAGGAATTAAAAAACGTGCATGTATTATCAATGTGGACGATGAGCCACTAGTTTTAATCAATCCGTTTATTACAAAACGTGGAGAAGAAGGTATGGTTTTTTATGAAGGATGTCTTTCAATTCCAAAAACATTAGATACTCCGGTACAAACTTTGCGTTCCACAAAAGTTACAGTTCAAACTGATAATTTGGGCGAATTAGTATTTGAGGTAAATAAAGAAGGAGATAAAGATGAAGTTTCAAAAGAAACCTTACAAACGATAATAGTTCAACACGAAATTGATCATTTGGATGGTTTTACAATTAAAGATAGAGTATATTCTACCACAATTAGAAATAAACAAAAATATGGTAGAAATGAGAAAATTATTATGAAAG